TAATAATAATAATAGAAATGGATCGGTGTTTACTAGCCGTAATTGTTGTCAGTGTAATTTTTATAATTACCTACGACCCCCAGAAAGGAAACCTAAATAATTTTATTCCCCAAAAAGAAAAATTCACAGAGGAGAAAGTACCGTGTTGTAACAAATTAGACTACCGATCCACCCATCCGTGGCAGTGCGAGCCCGCCTATTACCAGGGCCTTCAATTCGCCGATCCCAACTACGGATGCCCTCCAGTCCAGCCCGTGGTGTACAAGGGTGCGATAATGTCACAGTAATAAAAAGATATTAAAAGAATAATAAATCATGTTTAATTTCGATAAACAAACGTTTTTAGTGGTAGCAGTTATAGTTTGCTTAGGTATCAACTATTATCTCTACAAAGAAAACCAGAAACAGCAGAGTAATATGAAAAATATAGTTTCGGTAATATCTCAAATTAATCGTCCACCTGCTAATGAAGCTAGAAAGAAAAAGGTAGTTACTATTGTAGACCCGATCCAGACTACTGAGGTTTTGGATGAAAAAGGGGGTGAGGAGGATTCGGAAGAATAAAATTAATTACAAAATATAATAAAGGATAAATCCTTTTAAAAAAAAATGAAAAAAGAGGAGAGAAATAAAGCAATAGCAATACCTATTTCAAATACAGCCGATGGCAAGCCTCCACGATTTTTAACAGTTAAAGATCGTAGATATCAAGAATGGACATTTGTGACAGGTGGTTGTCGCAAAAAGGAAATTATTAATCCATTACGTTGTGCTTTGAGAGAGCTCGAAGAGGAAACTCGGGGAGCAGTTAATCTTAAAAGTGGGACGTTTAGATACTTTAATTTTATATTCCATTCGCCGATAAGTAATACTGATGGAGATAAAGAAACCCCCAAATTCATCGATATAACTTATCACGTTTATATTATTGATTTTAATGTCAACAAATACGAACAAATTAGACTTATTAATAAGTTTAATGATGCGAAAGCTAAACTTGAGCATTTAAAGCGCCAAAACTTTCCCATCAAATTGGTCTACGATGAAAACGACGTTATGAATTTCGAGACTCTTACCGAGTTTAGTTCAAAAGATAGAGTTTGGGACCTTATCAGGGAAAATATCCTAGATAATCCTGAATTTCATAAAGCCCTTAATACGCAAAATAGAAAAAACTTTAATCTTAATGTATTCTAAAAAAAATGCCCAATAACAAAGCGTACAATTTACACGTGTATTGTAAATTACGAAATATAGAGAAAGATAGCGACGAGGGCAGCGAATTTTTAGCTAAAAAAATAGTGGAACAGCTTATTATTATTAAAAAGACCAGAGAGGAACAGAAAGCCGCCGCAGTACCGCTAGTGGAAGATGAGGAATTTGAGGAATTTTCAATCATAAACAGTATTTTTATAAATTAAAAAATAAAATCGTTTAAATATTAAAACTATGTTTAAGAAACTATGTTCGAAACATAATTTTAACAATAAGAATGACATTTCCCATGTTCTCATGGACGGTGGTATTCTGTCGGTTCCTTTTGATAGATTGGATGATTTTTACGATATTTGTATTCAATGTATCAAATCCGGAGAGCATATCTTTGTAGTGGAGCAAAAAACCGAAATCTATAACTTTTTTGTGGATATTGATTACCAGGATGACGAACCACTGTCTCTAGAAGAAATTAAAAACTATTCGCAAACTATTTTTTCGAAAATAAAATCCTTTTCCAGCGAAAAACAGACTTGTATTATTTCATTAGCAAAACCTAAAAAAAAGAATGGAAAAATTAAATCGGGAATTCACCTGAATTTTCCATATATGTTTGTAGATCAGCATAGAGCTATTCACCTTATGTATCATCTTCTACACACACTTGGCGAGATTTATCCGTCCATAGACTGGCCGAAATTCATAGACCCCGCAGTCTACGGAAGTCTGAAAACCGGAGCAAAAGGAAGCGGTTTTAGAATGCCGTGGTCGCATAAAAAAAGTAAGCACGAGTTTTGTAACGGCGACGGGTGCGTGGAATGTAATCACAGCGGGAAACTTACAGAGGTTAGCTATTTGCCAGTATATATGCTAGAAAATCACAATATAATAGAACTATCCATTGAAAACCCACCCATGAAGGAACTTCTGTGGCTCACTACGCTTAGATCAGACAAAAAATCATCTCTAGATTGCGTAACGGTCCCCGATATAGTTTACCAAGAATCAGTTAGACAAAATAAAAAGAAGGAAGGCGATTTCACTGGTGCCCAAACTAAAAATGTTGTTGTTAATGAAAATTTGAGACAAAAAATTGAAAATTTTGTCAATAAACACATGAAAGGTCAGGAAAATACAAGAATTAAGAAAATATTTAAATGGAATCAAAATTTTGTTATTGAGACAAATTCAAAATTTTGTGAGAATTTAAATAGAAATCATAGTTCCAATCGGATTTATTTTTTCATCCACGGAAAAAATCAAACCATTATACAAAAATGTTTTTGTAGATGTGAAACTACCCAAGGCAGAAAATACGGCTTTTGTAAGGATTTTTCAGGGAGAGCCCACTGGCTCGCTCCGACCATCTGTGAAATAATGTTTCCACATAATAAGAAGAAATGAAATACTTTATTTTATTTGTATTGACTGGTTTTTTCATATATTTGTCACTGGGCACGGAAAAAGGAAGTCCCGATGTAATTAGAGAAATGAAAATAAAAATTCATCCCTATTCAGGATTAAATTCCGATCTCTATTTACAATTCGTGAATAATATTGAACTTTTTGGGCAAAATATTTCAAGTGTAACACTCGCTTCTCAATATTTATATAGAGCCATTCAAAATCTCAACGACCTCCATTTATATACTGATACAGCGCATTTCAGAAAAGAAATAGAAGAAATCAGCATAAAAGGTGAAAAAATGTTATTAAAAAGCTCTTTAAAATATGGATCTTTATTTGTACCAAGATACTTAAACAATACACTGGAAATATGATATATAAAATGTCAGATAAATATAGAACTCGTTATGGACGCTCTACAAAAAAACCCGACCTCTACGAACCGGATGAGATTGTAGAAGATGACTATTCCGATTACTCATATTCTTCCGAAGAAGAGGAAGAGAAAAAAAAAGTAATAATAAAGAAAAAACCGAAAAAGAAATACGAATCATCGGATGGCGAAACCATTGATGGAAGTGATAGCGAAGAGGAGAGCAATGACGATAGTGATAGCGAAGCAGATGACGAAGGAAATCTTAAAGGATTTGTAGTTTATAGTGAAGACGAGGCTGAGGAAAATAGTTAAAGTTTTTATATTTAAAAGTAATAATAACCATGGAATCACATATGAGTCAAATAGATGACGCTACTTTTAATCCCAATCCCCCTTCATTTTCCCGTGTTGAAGAAGAAGAAGAAGAAGAAATTAAATCAAATAGAGAGTTTGTCCCACCTCGCCAGCAGGAATATCATCCCCGCTATTTAAATCCAGATCAAATATATCAATTTCAAGATAATAATAAAAAAGATATATTTAAAGAATTGGATAAAACTGTTTATATTATAATTTTTATAGCTTTTATTTTAGGGTTTTTTATGGGTAAGACTATGCAACCTGTAATTCTGAGACCTTTATAACAAAATTATCTTCGTCTGGGTTGTTCATATGATGAACACTTCCTATCCCTGATGCTTTAGTATCAGCCCATGAATAACTATCAAAGTCTTGTAATACCATTATATCTTTCATTGACTTTTCATCGTTAATGAGAGATTTAAATAAACTACCGGCGGATACTGTATCGTCTCCCGGAACTTTGTTTTCATTTTGGATAAAATAAAGTCCAAAAAAATAATATGTAAAACTAAAAACCAGCAATAAAGCTAAAATATTTAATAAGGTTCCAAATGAACAAACCATTTTAATATATATATATGTAGATTTTTTTTACACGTCTGAATCCTTTTCGCGCTGTGCTTGGCGTTCCTTCATCTCCTCTTCAATCACCTCATTCGCCTTCTTAACCAGCTCTTCCATTGGAGTATCGGGGTTCTCGGACTTGAGTTTGTCCACAATCTCGGACGGGTGACTAATAGGTGGCTCATCGGGTTTGGTGTAGAATTTAGAATTTTCATCACCTGGTTTGATATAAGGGGCATCTTCGGACCCTGTGAGGGGTTTAGCCATCGCATCTCTCTTACGCTCCTCAAACATCTTGGAAGCCATAGCCTGGTTCTCCTTGTACTTGGTCATAATCTCCTCCAACTTCTCTTCGCCGTAGTGGACATCATCAATCTTGTTATTATCAGGAGGAATTAGCAACCATTTATACATATCTACCACGTAGATATCAAAAGTAGCATCCTCCTTCTGAAGGCGCTTAGCGTGAGAAGCAGCTTCCTCGCGGGTGTTGAAAGCTCCCCGGATCTTAAGCCCAAATTTTTCGGTCTTCTGGGGACAGTCTGGACCTACCAAGCTGATACAGGCATAAATTTGACCCGGTACAGTCGTATAATCTTGTTCAAGTGATGTCATTATTATATAATATATAGGAATAATTTCTTTAAGTTTTTTTTTTACGCGAAGTTATCATCTACCAATTTACTTAAAAGATAAGCCAACACATTTTCATCCTCAAGGTGAGATCTACAAACTGCCTTGTAATATTCTGTAGCTCCCACGAGTTCTTGACTCTTGTCCCGAGAATCTATGCGCTTAGTGAAAGGTCCTTCGGTGCCGTTTTTACATTCCATACAAAGTGCTTTTAATTTATGAACATCATCACACAACGGAATAAGGTAAAGAATTTCCCCAAATATCTCCTGTTTGAAATCCCCATCTAAACCTGCCACTATAATATATTTGTTATCTTGAAGTGCTAATTTCACAAATTTAACCAAGTTTGGGAAAAATTGTGCTTCGTCAATTCCTATAATATTCGCATCTTGATATTTCTGATCTTCAATAAGAGGTATAAGATTAGGTACTTTTATACAATCAAATATAACCCTATCATGGGTTTGGAGAACGTTGGAATCGGATCGTGTATCCTTATCTGAATTTATAACTAGAATTTTTCCATCAATGGCTTTATATCTTTTCAGTCGGCGGATAAGTTCTGAAGACTTTCCGGAAAACATTCCACCTATAATGAGTTCAAGACGTCCAGACATTTTTTATACTTCTTATTCTACTAATGGGGTATTTTTTTATTGAAAACGAACACGAATATGATGAAAAAAGACATTTTTACTGTAAGAATTGTAAAGAATGTTACAATCATAATGTAGAGATAACATCGTGTTATAAATGTACTCACATGGAGTGCGAAACTATTCATAACGAATGTTACGTTCTTTTATACATAGATCACAAAAATATCAATTTTGTCCCTAAAGATTTCAAGGAAATTGATATTCACATGGATACTGATAGTAAACTTATTTTACTAGATCTAGATCCAGTAACCCCATATGGATGCGTGGTCCCTATAGAATGTAGATTATGTGGATCAGAACTTGGGTGGGTAATAGAATCTCACCAAAGATATAATCATTATAGGGGTCTGGTCCTAATTAAAAAAGACAGGCTATTATAAAAAAAATGACGGGATACATACCTCCCGCTCTCCGTGATAAACCTAACTATACTCCCAAGAAACTTTCCATTAAACAAACACCCATTGATTATACTCAATTGAAAACGCAAAAACAGCTTTTTGAAGAGTGCCACCGCAAAAACTACGGAAAGGCTGACGCTGCTTGGGGAGAAGATTGAAATATGTAAATAAAAAAATAAAACGTTAGGATATTAAGTAACCATGGAAGAAATCCGAAAAGCCCACAACTTGGTGAAGCGTCATCTCATCCAGAGAGTTGTTGGATCCTTTACGGGTAATACTCCGCACGTCCTAGATGCCGGGTGTGGATTCGGCGGCGACATTAAGAAATGGATGATGCTTCAAAACGGTGTGAAGTTGGATATGTGCGATCCAAGTTCAGATGCTATTGATGAAGCTCAAAAAAGGGCAAGAATTATGAGGTACAACTCAATTGATTTTTTTTGTGGAGATATAAAATCCTGTCCTCGAAAAAAATATAATTTTATTTGCTATAATTTTTCTTTGCATTATATTTTTGAAAATGGACAACTTTTTTTCCAAACTTTAAATGAAATTAAATACAAATTGGCTCCGGGTGGAATTTTGTTTGGGTGTATACCGGATTCCGAAAAGATCCTCAATTCCACGCCTTTTCAGGATTCATTGGGTAATTTTTTCGCTCGCAATGAAGAACGCACAGGTCATGGAAATTTTGGGGAAAAAGTGTTTGTCCAGTTAGTAAATACACCTTATTATGAAGATGGACCCAAAGCGGAACCCATTGCCTACAAAGATCTTCTTATAACTCACCTGGAATTACGAGGTATTATATTGAGAGAATGGCGCGATTTGGAATCTCCTCACGAAATATCAAGACTCTACAGTCAATTTATTTTTGTTAGTAATAATTAATAAGAGATTTTATTTTATGTTTTTATTATATTTATTCATATTATTTATGCTTTTGCAAACTCTCCACGAACCTCCTGTTTTAACAGAAGTGAAAAGGAAATATGAAATTTTAATTAATCATATTAAAACATCCCCCGCAATTCCCGAAAAATTTAAAATCCTGGAAAACAGGATTTTAATTTCTGGATTTAATAAGTCATTTGAGAAGGAAATAGGATATAATATAAATAAAGGCGGCGAGATAGGGATTTGTTTGGACGGAAACTCAAATCAGGTTTTTCATGTTCTTATTCACGAACTAGCTCATTCAACTGTTGAAGAATATTCTCACAGTAAAAAATTTTGGAATAATTTTAAGGGGTTGTGTGATATGTGTGAAAATTTAGGAATTTATAAACCTATTAACGACACAAATAAATTTTGTGGAACCTATATAAAAGATAATTAA